GGCATCGCTTACCTTGCCAAAGGAGGAAAATGAAACGCTCGAAGATTACGCTCGAAGAGTGGTTAAAGACTCTAAAGAGTCAACATCGAAAGCAGCTGAGCATGGCACGCGAATGCACGAACAAGCCGAGAATATCCTCATGGGACGCGCTGTGTGTAAAGATGAAGATCTCCAGCCCTACATCGCGACCTTCAAGAAGTGGGCGGACGAAAACGTAGAGAAGACCTACTGGTGCGAGAAGGCTCTGGTTGGCGCAGGATACGCTGGTCGCTGTGACGCATATGTGAAGCTTAAAGGAATTGGTGACGCGATCATCGATCTCAAAAACCGCAAGGTGAATCCCAAATATGATCCGTTCTATGAAACCTCAGACTGTCCGCAGTTGTGGGCCTATAGGACAGCGAGCGAGAATCCCAAGGCAGCGTGCGTATCCATCGTGCTTGCTTCGAATGATTCGAGCAAGCTGATGACAAGGGTGTGGGAAGATGACGAGCTGTACCAGGCTGGGATCGCATTCAATGCCCTCTTGAGGGTATGGGCTTGGGTAAAGGGTTATACCCCTCCTGGGATGAAGTTATGATCGACCCAGCAGATGTCTTATGGTTAGAGTCGTTACTGGACCAATTCTATAGGAGGCTTGCAAAATGACTGCACCGACAATCCAAGAGATGGGCAACGCTGCACAGGAAATCGTGTGGCGCGTGATGGGTAAAGGATCGGATAAGTCTGGTTATGGAGATTGGCTGGAGAAGGATCGGCCTACCCACGATTACCATATCGCCAGGGCTGTTCGCCACCTGGCCACGGCACAGATGCAGCTCCATAAATCAATGCCTTGCCCTGATAACAGCGGAGAAACAAGCGTTGACCACTTGGAGCGTGCGCTGGTAAGATGCCTGTTCACGTTGGCACAAATAAAGAAAGAGGTAACAAGATTATGATTATGGAAGATGTAAGTGTTGATTTTGAGTTTAATGGAGAAAAATATACTGCGTATGGCAACGCAGAGATTGATACGATTACAGAAGATATTGGTCCAGTCGGATACAGGGAACATTGTTACGCCAAGGTGGTCAACAATGTGACTATGTCAAAAATCGAAATCTCAACTGCTACTGAAGACATTAAAAATCCAGATAAGGATTTGTTGGAAAAGGCTGATGATCTCTTGTCCATCCAGGCAACAGAAGATTTTGACGCTGGCAAATGAGAACATTGGCCATATTGGCCATTTTTATTTTATCAACGTCTATGGCATCCAATGTCATGGTCGATGTGCAGCCACCCAAGAAGAAGATCAAGGTGCGCGTTACTGGATACTGGCCAGGTGAGGACTATTACACCAGTAAGCTGCAAAGTAGCGAGGGTGTGCGCCTCAAGGCTGGACGGCATTGCGCCACCGACCACAGGGTCATACCAGCATGGAGCAAGGTAAATATAGTGGGATCTAAACAGGAGTGGGTTGTGGTGGATACAGGCACGGCAGTCATTCAGAGGAAGGCTAGTGGGTCAAGCAAATTACCTGTTTTAGATTTATTTTTTAAATGTGAAAAAGATTACGAAAAAGCTCGACTGCCTAAATACGCGACAGTAGAAATCAGTAAATGACAATCTTATCAAAAATATTTTATTACCTGGGCGATTTTGTTAGCATCACGCTGCTGCCACTAGGGGTGGGATGGAAGCTTTACCAAAAGCTAATGCTTATATCGGTGGACTTAGACAAAAACTTTGATGTGTGGAAGGAAGCTAAACCCAGGAAAAAAAGAAAGGCCAAGAAAAAATGAAGCTAGGAAAAATAACATTTGGAAAATCACGGAAAGCACCAAAGATGGTTCTTGTGGATGTGAACTACGATGAGAAGACAGGCGCAGAATTGTTTAAGGCTGGAATGAAGCTTCTCAAGAAAGATAAGGAAGCTGTGATTGAATATGTAATAAAGAAAGCCTTGGAATACGCCATTAAGAAATGAAGCGCGCATTAGTCACTCAAGCATTCGGAGATGATTGGCAAAAGATTTTAAGCATTACTCAGCCAAGGATGGAAGCGTACGCAAAGAAGTACGCGATTGATTTTATGGCAATTGATAAGCCAGTTACGCAGCCAGTTCAATACTCGAAGCTGGCAATCGGAAACATTATGCTCGCCAGGGGTTATGAGCAGGTCATGTTCTTGGACGCTGACGTTCTTGTGACAAACGACTGCGAGGATCTTGGTGGTCCTGACTCTGAGGGTAGTCAGCACTTCTTCTGCGCCTTTGATGAGGGGGAGTTTTTGGATAGGAAGCAGGGCATGGTGGATCTAGCGAAAGGATTTGGCGGAAAGATCACGCCCAGGTTCTACGTCAATACTGGCGTATTCGTAGTGAGCAATAAATTCCTTGGTCTATTCTCATGCCCTCCTTTTGGTTGTTACCCAAACCATTTTGGCGAACAAACCTGGATGAACATCCAAGCGCACTTGTGGGGCATGGAGTTGACCCCACTCGACCCAGCCTACAACTGCATGACTAGCGTCGAGTCGCATTTTGGATTGGATAGGTACAAGGATGCCTACATTATCCACTACGCTGGACAGTCGAATGATCTGGTTAAGTTAGCTGGCCAGATCCAAGAAGACGATGCCAAGCTGAAGGAAGCTGGACGATGACCTTTGTCAAGGTGGTCGAGGAGGCTGGGGCATGGAGGATTCATACCCTTGCAGGCAATGTGATCGGACCGCGCCTACATGGTGCAAGGCCACCAGAAGGATTGCCACCATTGCAGGATATCTTTGAAACGAAGAGCGAGGCGCAGGCTGCTGCGATGCTTTGGAATACATACGCTCATTGGGTTGCTGCCAATCGCAAGAAGAAGCGTCGATGATCTCCACACAGCTAACTAAGGGAGATTATGATGAGAGACTGCAACAGCTTGCTGGCGAAGTTGCCATCCAAGCGATCAAGGATCTTCGCATGTTACGAAGAAGAGGGATTGTGTGCGGTATGAAGCTTGCGCCAGATTGGAAGGACAAGATGATCAATGATGCCTGGGAGTACAGGAACACGGCAGAGATAAATCGATTGTTGAAGGACTTTAAGAACGGAACAATTGGGTGGTGGTGCAGGGCTGCTGGGATTAGAGTTGGAAACAAAACATTGCTTCGAAGAATGACAGAGGAGAATTATGCAATTCGTTAATATTATAGCAGACATATTTGGGGTTATTGCATGGATAACATTATTTGCAGCAATATTTGCATCCATGCTGGCATTCGGAGCGTACATAGTTCTTAAAGTAATTGATGTAATAAAGGAGATTGTAAATGGAGGAAAATAAGTTCATTCAAAGGGTGCTGACTGCATCAGTAGATCGGTACGTCTTAACGCCGAGTCAATGCGACATGATTCGAACTGATGCCGAGGTTATCGGTATGAAGCGAGCAACTGTCCTGAAAAAGGATGGTGGGACTAAGATTTCATTTACGCGCACTTGCTCGTCCTGCTGGGTTCCTAATTCGCAGCATTACAAATGGCTGTATTCGATCATGTCGGAACTTACGGCTGCAATTAATAAAGAGTACTGGAGGTTTGATGTGACTGGTATTCAGCAGTTGCAAATCCTGAAGTATTCTCCATTGCAGAAATTTTCTTGGCATTGGGACACATACTCAGGATCGGACAGGAAAATTACGAGTGTAGTTAATCTATCCGCTCCGCATGAGTATCTTGGAGGTGGCTTGCAGATTAAGGGCGATATCGAAAACGCTAAGTTTATCCGAGAGCAGGGCGCAGGCTGCTGGTTCCCTGCTTACCTAGAACATCGTGGACGCGCTCCTATATGGGGTACGCGCTGGGTGCTGGTGGCTTGGCATACTGGTCCTGCCTGGAGATGAGGGGTTCGAGCGGTATGCATGAGAGCGATACGGACATCGCCAACGAGAAGCGTATTGTAGAGGCGTTTGCCGATCATTGCGGTGGCAAGGCTAAGTATATGCCTAAAGCCTATCCATTCGATGCGATGATTCTAAGGGGTGATAAGTACGCATTTGCTGATGCCAGGAAAACTAGCTATGAGATTGGCAGATTTCCAACGCGATGCCTATCGCTCCAAAAGTATATATCCCTAAAGTTATACGCTGCATTCGCGCCCACGTTTTATGTGATCGAGTGGGCGGATGCCAGGACCTATTACGAAATCAAGGAGGACAGCAAGCTCCCCATATTCTACATGTCAAGAAACAGCGGTGACCCTAGAGATAATGAACCATGTGTTCAGATTCCGATTGCTGACTTCAAAAGATTTTGATACAAACAATCTATGACATACACATCTAACTTGCTTCGCTAATGGCAACGCTCAACGAGAACATCCCATCCTTCAAGGGAATGGTGAGAAAGTCATTCTTCACTAAAGACGAAGCGGACAGGGAGGAATTCTACAACGTCTATGTATTTGCCTTGCAGT